TTCAACGAAGCGAATTTCAAGACTGCATGGACAATTGACGGCAACTTCAATGCAAACTATATCCAGTCTGGACGTATTAGGGCTGATATTTTTGAAACTTCATTTAATGCTGTTGGTGATCAGTTAAAGCTAGTAAAAGGTGCTTTGCAGGTCGTAAACAGCAATAAAAAGATAATGGAACTGACAAAAAAAGGGATGCAGTTTTGGAGTGGTAGCAAAGAAATTGGAACGATCGGAACAACGGACTCTGCCGGCAATCCATTTCCTGATGCTTCAACGCCAACACCAATTCCTGATAACGCACTGGTAATCCGAACTGAAGGCAGCGGGAAGTACATTTTAATATCACCAAATAAAGGCAAAGGATTTATCATGCTCGCAAACGGAACCACTATTCATAACGGTGATATGAATATTCAAGGCAAGTTGCGAGTATTTGGTGATTTAGATGTTCAAGGCAAACTAACCATCAAAGGTCAGGAAGTGTTTCCTGGTCAGGGTGGTGGTACTGATCCGGGAGGGGGCTGGAACGGAGAATACCCACCAGGAGTAACTTCTCAAGCTGACAAGTTTGCTTGGGAACTATGGGTAATCCTTCTGTCTAAAGGGTACTCCAAAGCAGCTGCTGCAGGTATCTTGGGTAACGTTCAAGGTGAAGCAGGTGTTTCCATGAATCCGGATATTGCTCAAATCGGCGGGCCTGCCTACGGAATTGTCCAATGGGATGGGAGTGCCTATCCACTTGTTGGTTCTCCTACTTACGATGGCCGGACCTATGTCCAACGTTTAATGGCTGCAGCTGGTATCACAGAGGATTATCGAACAATGGCTGCTCAAGGTAAGTTGTTAGATTGGACGATGTACAACGGCCAGTGGTTAGGAATCGTTCAACCAACTACTCAAGCAGCATTCAAAGCAATCACTGATCCGTCTCAAGCAGCGTATGCATTTGAAAGAAACTATGAACGACCAGCAAATACACACCCTGAGCGTCAAGGATGGGCGGTAAATTGGTACAACAAGTTCAAAGATTTGGAAATTTCATCTGGTGGCGGTGGAAGTATTTTATCTACTGCGAAAAGTTTACTAGGTTATTTTCATTATTCTATGCCATTAAGAACGCAATTTGGTTCTGTTGAAAATCCAGACAGGAACGGCTATGCCGATTGTTCTTCGTTCGTTTGGCTGGTTTTAACAAAAGCTGGGTATCGTACGCCACCAGGAGTTGGCTGGTACACAGGTTCCATGACAAGTGATGCGCGTGGCGCAAGAAACTGGCTAACTGAGATTCCTCAAAACCAAGGGAAGGCCGGAGACGTGTTGATTGTAAACCAAGGCGGCGGAGCTGGATCAAATGGACATACTGCGATTCTAGCCGAGGATTGGCACGGCTATACTACATCCATCATCGAGATGGGCGGAATGCAATCTGGCGGTGTCGGAGTAGGACGCGTTGATATGTCGTTTGGTTGGTTATTAAATGGTGGCGATGTATGTATAGCAAGAGCGAAGAAATAGAGGTGATTGCGTGATAGATAGAAAAGGATTGAATCATTTAAAAAGTTTGATAAATCAACCGGTTGGTAATCATCAATGTTATGCGCTTAGTGCGGAATACGCTGGTGTAATGATTGGGCCTGACATGGGAGCTGGAACAAAATATGATGTTCTTGTTCGTAGAGGTCCAATTTTTTCTGCGGCCGATATTGGTTCTGCTTACCAATGGCCGCTTTATCTTTGGTCAGTGATTGAAGAACCGAGCTATGACGATTTAGTTATAGGGGCAATCATAAACTGGAAGCGTAATGCAAAAGTGAGTGAGTTTTTTAAAGCTCATAAAAATTTCGGGCATACTGGTGTGATTCGTGGATTAGAAAACGAACGTATTCAAACATACGAACAAAACGCTGAATCAGGGGAGATTGTTGCTGAATACGATCGAGAGTTTTTTGACTCTGATCAAATCGCATCTATTTGTATTCCACCTGATTTTGAGAAAGGAGTGATGAACATATGGCAAAATGGAACGTTTCACTAAGCACAACTGATAGCTTCAATTATGTTGGCATTATGACAGTTCGAAATGGTAACCGGAGTTCAGAAGTCATGGAAGCCCTGATCACTGAGAATGGTAAACCATATGACCTGACAGGATGTAAAGCCTACTTTGAAGCAATTTTGACTAATGACTCTGCGGTGCAGCGATCAGCAAAAATCATCGATGCGAAGAACGGTAAAGTACAGTACACGTTCGATGAGTATTCAATGCAGGCTATTCATAAACAAACGGCGAACCTAGTCTTTTACAAAGGCGATGACTTGATTGCTACCACTCAAGACTTCACTTATTTTGTCGTTCGTGCTGTTTCAAAAACAGAAGGTGAAATGGGGTCTTACTGGCAGACTGTTGAAGATTTGATCATCGACATGATTGCTTTCCTTAATGAAAACAAGGGCGACTTCACTGATTGGATGAACGATCGAAAGAAAGAGTTTGAGACTTGGAGCAAATATCAAAAAGAAACGTTTGAATCATGGCGAGCAGGTCAAGAATCAGATTACCTTCTTTGGTTTGAATCAATCAAAGACATCCTAAAAGGGATTGATCCTGGTGGAGTAATGTTGGCAGAATTGATGGATGCTCGTGTAGACATTCAAGGAAAACGGCACAATTCTATTTCAGAACGCTTATTGGCTGATGCTGAATACTTATATAAAAAACTTAGAGCATCCCTTTTCACAATCGATTATGGGGAAATCGAAGTAGTAGATATTCTGCAAGATGATGTCTTTTCCGATAATCATAAGGTTGAAAAAATCGGAACAGTGAACAATGCGAATGAAGAAGGTGCTCTGGTGATCGCGACTATTGATGATCCAAAGCAAAACGTATTCACTCTTGAGAAAGTCGGGGTGATATAAGAATGGCTAAGTCAAAACGAATGATGGAAACGGATGAACACGGGGTACAACGGCAGTTTATGCCAATCACTCATGCTTCAGCTGTTATCGGACTAGAAAAAATTATGGCAGGAGAAACCAAGGTACTTTCTGTTAACGGAAAAATCGGAGCGGTGATGATTACCAAATCGGATTTAGGGTTAGAAAATGTTATTACGGAACTTCCTCATGCGAATGAAACCACTGATGGGATTATCACTGCTGAAATGTATCAGAAGATTTTAAATTCTGGTGCAGGTGACTACGTGCTGCCAATCGCTGGCATTGATAAGCTCGGTGGGGTAAAAATTGGTGATTTGTTGACCATTGATGAAACAGGAAAATTGTCCGCCATAAAGCAAACTGACTACAACTTTACTCTCGAAATGAAGCAGAAGCTTGATTTTCTTCAAAATTATTCTGCGGGTCAAAATATTAACATCGATGAGGATGGTATTATCAGCGCTGTGATTGAACCAGGGGAAGAATATGCTTTGCCCACTGCATCAAAAGAAATTAAAGGTGGAATAAAAGTTGGCAGCGGGTTAACCATGACGGAGGATACTCTCAGTGCTGATCCGCAGTTTAACTATACTGCAGGAGCAAATATCTCTATTTCTAACACTAACGTTATTTCTGCAACTGGTGGCGGTGAAGGTGGAGGAGTTAATCAAACGTATGTTGACCAAAAAATGGGGGAAGCTTATCAAAATGCTCAGGCATATACGGATGCAAAAATTCCTACATTTACTTTTGAAAAAATAGGGGAGGTATAAATAAATGACAGATATCGTTAAAGTAAAACAGGATGGCGTACAGGTATATCCTCAGACGCATGCAAATGCAGTTGTCGGATTAACCACTATCAAAGGAGATAAAGGTGATCCGGGAAATGTCGCCACAATAACAGTAGGAACCGTAACAAGTGGAACAACTGCTTCAGTTACCAATGCAGGAACAACTTCTGCTGCAAAATTTAACTTTGTTCTTCCAAAAGGTGATAAGGGTGATCCTGGAATTAATGCAACTACGACTGCTGTTGCAACAACTTCAACAAATGGACTGATGTCGGCTGCGGATAAGACTAAGTTAGACGGATTAAACAATATTACATTTGAGAAAGTGGGGACTGTCTAATGGCAGATATCGTTCAATTAAAAGAAGACGGCGTGGCTAAATACCTAAAAACGCATGCTAAGGCAATTGATGGTGTTGATGGAGTTTTAGTTAAAGCAACCGGAAATGAAACAATTTTAGGAACTAAGAATTTTCAGGACGGGATTCAAGTAGCCGGAAAAACCCCAGTGCTGACGAAAGCAACCACAGATTATGCAATCACTGATTCTAAAGGAAACCCAGCAATATTCGGTGGAGGATACATCAAACTCTATCGCCGAGGAGATTTAGTTTATCTAACTGCATCTTTCAAATTAGCAGTTGGAAAGTTTAATCAAGGGGTTTGGTTTAATCCGCCGGATTGGGCAAGACCTATAGACAAGGCGCGATTTAGTTTGAAGCGTGAGGATAATACAAACGCGCTTTTTATATTTAATTCACCAGGTAACGGAGACAATACAATTATTTGTATAGATAAAATTTCTGCGAATACTTGGCTTAATGGTTCAGCAAGTTGGATGGCAAGAGATCCATACTAAAAGGGGGAAACAGTATGAAAACTATTTACAAAGTATTATATCCAATCGGATTTGAAATCCATGAGGTAGAAGATGATTTTCCAACAACATTACCATTTGTAGAAATAAAACCTTTAGAAGGATTGAAAAAAGATCAATCGCAATTCTTTAACTTTACTGAAAATAAATGGGAAGAGGCTGTCACTCAAGACTACTCGAAGAAATTAGAATTACTTGAAAATCTTTCAGTTGGCCTTCAAGTCGACAATAAAGCTCTTAAAGAATCCAATGGAGCTCTTACTACAAAAACAGATTCGATGGCGCAACTGAACGCCAAATTAATGGTGAATGATGTGGCAATCAATAAAGAAATTGAAACAATTAAAACTCAAATCGGAGGTGCTGAGTAATGTTTAATTACACCGACGTAAAAATGATGTACGACTGGGGATGTTTCACTGAGGACCAAGTGCGCGAGTTTGTACCGATTTGTATTACGGATGAAGAAGCGAATAAGATCGTTGGTAAAGCTGAGTAAGCTTTATTTTTTTAGCCTCGTTTTCGGACGGGGCTAATTATTTAGTTGGAAGGCGGGGGAGTTTTGAAAGATGATACTGCACAAGATGTTATTGAGCGCTTAGTGCGCATTGAAACAAAACTTGATAATTACGAGGCATTGAGAGAGAAGGCGGATGCTGCGAAAGATGTGGCTGATCACGCTTATTCAATGGCAATTAATAACGCGGATGATATTAAAGAGAGCAAAGCAAATAACAAATGGTCATGGGGGTACATGATTGGTTTAGGCATTACAATTATTGGCTATTTTTTAACTAAATTGTAGAAAAGGAGACTGTATTAAATATGAAAATCAATTGGAAACTGAGAATCAAATCTAAAGCTTTTTGGATTGGAGTCGTTCCGCTGGTCATCTTGTTGATTCAAGCGATTGCAGCGACTTTCGGATACACATTAGATTTATCTTCGTACGGCGATAAGGCACTAGCTGTTATCAATGCACTTTTTGCGTTGCTAGCGTTTCTAGGCATCACTGCTGATCCAACAACAAATGGATACTCTGATAGCACACAAGTGCTAGATTATAAGAAACCTCGAAAGGGTGATGAATAATGTTTAAAACAGGAACGTTAGTCACAGCAATCGGATCATTCATTGTCAAGAACAACGGTGACGAATACATTGAGTTCGATTCATTTGGCAAAGGCGGAGTCGAGATCACAGAAAACTATGATGAAAATGGTTTTTCTGAGATCACAGCAGAAGGCATTGAAAAGGAATTCGATGGCTTTGCGGTCGGGGATTTCTTTAAACTGAATGGAAAGTATGAAGTCATCCGTTCGAATGATATTTTTACCAAAGTGAAAGCTGGCGATTATATGTTATCACTCCCAAATCACAAATTAATGGAGGTGGCTTAGTATGCAATTACTTTCAGGAATTGCCGGTTACCGAGGACGAGATCCATACGGAGTAGTCATTCACAATGATGCTGCTTCGCAAGGAGCAACGACTGCATATTACAGAACCTGGTTACTGAGCCACAACGCAGAACTAGGCTTTGCCCATTGGTATGTATGTAGTGATGGAATTCTACAGGTTGAGTCTGAGGCTTGTATGGCGTGGCACACAGCGAACGCAAACGGAAACGCTAATTATATTGGAATCGAAGCGTGTCAATCGATGGGGAATTTAGCGACCTTCCAAGACAATGAGCAGCGCTCTATCAAATTGGCTGCGGAGATCTTAAAACGATATGGGCTACAACCAAATCGGAACACAGTAATCTTGCACAAACAGTTCTCATCTACAGCGTGCCCGCATCGATCGGTAACGCTACATGGTGATTGGACTGTGATGCAGGATTATTTTATTGCTCAAATTCAAAAATATATGAACGGCAACGGCACAAACAATAATTCATCAAAACCAGAAGAAAAACCAGTTTTACCACAAACCGAGGAGGAAGATATTATGTTTATTTATGAAAAAAAACAAAAAAACGGAAATGGTACTGACGTGTATTTCGTGTTCGGAAACAAGAGAATGCACTTGCCAACAACGACTCATGTGAAAGAGGCGCAAGACTTGATCGCTCGTTATGGCGGTTCTAAAACCCGTCAAGTGTATGGCAACGATAATTTCGGAGTTGCCATGATTGAAAAAGCAACTGAATTAGTGAAATAGAAAAAGGCCCTCTGCGATTAAGCAGGGGGCTTATTTTTTTGCTAAAAATTCTCATATGGCGGTTGTCCACGCTTAACAGAATCTAATGCTTTTTCTAGCATTGTAATCGCATTTTCCATTGAAATTCTGCTGTCTTTTTTCAGATCGCCGTGTTTTTCTTCATCAAATCTATTGAAAGAAAAGTTTTCGATTCCAACTCCAAATTCATCTAATTCTTGAATAAGTACATACATACGATATTCCAATTCAGGGAATGAAAGGCCTTTACTTTCTAAGAATTGTCTGAACCCCAAAAGCTGATCATAAGATGCTTCTAGTGATTCTAGCTCTGCAAGTGTTTCGCTTGTGCTACGACCAATGAGAGTAGACAACGCTCGAATGATCGACACTTGATAGTTTCGAAGGGGTTCATTGTTAATGGACTCTAAACGGTTTAACGACATACCACTCTTTGCTGATAGTTCTGCTAATGTTAAATCATATTTATCTAAAAAACGAACTAATAGTTTTTTTAGCTTCACACTTCTTTTTCCTCCAATTTCTTCTTGGCTAATTCAATAATATCATTTAATTGATCGTCTGTTGCGTGCAACTTGATAAAACTTTTAGTAGCAGAAAAACTCTTGAGATTACGTCTGCGAATCTTAGCAGTTTCGCTAAGACTCGCTTCATAATCACGTTGATTTTTTGCGTTGTAATTTCCAGCCATTATTTAGTTCCTTTCTCATTTTTCAAGACATATTTTTTTCCATATCCAGTAGCGCCAAAGTTTGTTTCAACTTGTTTCAATTGTTCTTTACCAAATTTAGCGATCAATGCCTTATCATAAACTTTGCTTGCAGCTTTTAGATTCATGTCAGTTCCAAGAACTTTATTCACTCCATAAAGCCCGGCATCAACAATCGCATCTACTGAAAACTCTTTGTCTGTGTAATCTCCAATTTCATTATCAAATACGTTTACTTTCATCATGTTAATCTTCCTTTCTTGTTCTTTTCTATACTCTTATTATAGTACGCGTACTATAAATAAGCAAGTGATAAATACAAAATAAATATAAAAAATTACGGTAAAACCGTTTGACATTACGGTTAAACCGTAGTAAGATAAGTTTGTAAGCGAAAGGAGGGAAGATTATGAAGGTGACTTTAAAGGCGTTGCGTGCCAATCTCGGTCTTACGCAACCAGAGATGGCAAAGTTTATTGGTGTATCTGAGGCAACTTGGTACAACTACGAAAACTACAAAACGTTTCCCGATGTGCTTGTAATTGAACGAATTACAAAAAAAACCGGTGCCAATTACAATGACATCATTTTTTTACCGACCGATTACGATTCAACCGTAAATCTCAAAGGGAAACAACCAAATTGATAAAGGAGGCATGATGATGAAACAAATTAATCTAGCAACAACAATCATGTGTATGTTAGCTGTGCCAGTCATTTCAAGCTACAACATCATTTTCGCATACGGTTATATTGCGATATTTTTACTAGCGATTGGCTGGGAAAAGAAAAAGCCAACCGAGAGGGCTGACTATGAATAGAAAATAAGCGTTACAAATCGGTAAAAATGTAGCTGATCGTTGGTGGCAACGTAATGAATCAACTATTCTAGCGAGACAGAACATTGAACGTAGGAAAAAATGGGAACAAAAAAAGCCCACTACGCCGGCAAGCAAATAGTGAGCAAACAAAGAATGATTTGAGGTGATTATAACATGAATAAGCGAATCCGTAAAAAATATCTGTCAGTTGAAGAACAAACATTATTAGCCTTGTACAATGATTGCGAATCAGTAAAGTTTTACAGACATAATGATTCTTTAGAAAAAGCTGAATTATTTACATCAATGATTGGAAAACCAGAAATCGAGTATAGCAGAGGGGCAATCTGGTTTTCTTCTACACAAGACAAAATCTCAGCAACTGCCTTTATTAAAAGTTAGGAGAATGAAGAAATGAATACTCTTGAAAAATATGAAATTGAAGAACTTGAACAGACATCCGTAGATGGTTGGTCTATCAATGATATCGGCGGTGCTGATTGGGCGTTAAGAAAAATTTCAGCTCTTCAAAGTCAGAATGATGAAATTAAGAAGTTCGCTGATTTGGAACGAGAAAGAATCGCCAGTTGGGAGGCAAAAGAAACAGAAAGTAATAATGACAGAATCAGCTTTTTCGAAATGAAGCTAAGTGAATACTTAAATAAATTACGGAAAGATGATCCTAAAGCTCGAATCAAAACGCCACATGGAACAGTTGGGACAAGAAAGGTTCCTGATAAATGGGAATACTCTTCAGAGGCTGTTGCAGAGTTGAAAAAACTAGGGATGACTGAGTACGTGAGAATCAAAGAAGAAGTTGATAAAGCAGCATTTAAGAAATCTGTATCGGTTATTGAAGGCGGAAGAATTGTAAATAGTGATGGTGAAGTAGTCGAAGCGGTTAAGGTTATTCCGCAAGGCGAAAAATTATCCGTAAAGGTGGAAAAATAGCATGGAAGTTAAAAAGGCGAAGCGAGAAAAGCTAAAAGTCCCCATTATGATCACTGGAGCGAGCGGAGCTTGTGAGATATAAAAACGGTAAGGACTTCAAAAAAGAAATGGAGGAATTATACAGTGAATGAAGAAAAAGAACTGTCTTTTTACGAAAAGTTATCTGCTTTAATTTTAGAACTCAAGGCTCCCAAAAGTCAAAAAAACAACTTTGGAAAATACAATTATAGAAGTGCAGAGGATATTTTGGAGGCAGTAAAACCTTTAGCTAATAAATATGGATTAGTACCAAAGCTTACTGATAAAATTGTCCTTATAGGAGATAGATACTACGTAGAATCCCATGCCATCATCACAGATGGCAAAAATACAGAACAAGCAAGTGGATTTGCGAGAGAACCCGAATCTAAAAAAGGTATGGATGAATCGCAAATAACAGGAACAGCTTCATCTTATGCACGCAAATATGCTATGAACGGCTTGTATCAAATAGATGATACTAAGGACGCGGAGACAGACGAATATAAGCAACAAGTAGATAGCGGAAAACCAAAGACGATTGATTCTAACAAAGCAAAAGTGCTTAAAGCAAAGATTAAGGAACTAGCAGTTCTTGCAAGTTTGAAAACGGGTACTGATATTACACCAGATGCAATGTACGAAAAACTATCAGATACTAAGTTTTTAAAAATAATCCCTATTGAGAAATTAGATACAGAACAGTTTCTTACCATTGACTGCTATATTAAAGAGTTAGAAAAAGCCTATTCGAAGAAGTGATCAGCATGAACAACCTTTCTTATCTTGCAAAAATAACAAAAATTTCTGGAAGAAAAATCATTCTGGAACTAAAAGAAGAACTAAATATCGAAAGATTAAAGACGATTTTCAACGGTTTTGACGGTGAACGACAAGCGGAACTGTTCATTAAAGATCCGCGTGGCTTTACAGCGCAACAGAGACGCTTTGTGTTCGCTTTAATGCAAGATATATACATTTATACTGGAGAGCCTTTAGAAAGCCTTAAAGACGTGTTTTATTGGCAATTTAGATACTTCACAGGTAAAAACATTAGTTTATCAAATGAATCAGAGAATACCGTTGATGAAGTATCTACGCTGTCTGAATTGATACTTGATTTCATCTTTGAGAACGACATTCCTTTTAGAGAAGGCTATGAGATACCGCCGCAAAACGTTGAGTATTACTTTTACAAGTGCGTAATGACTAGAACATGTTGTGTTTGTGGAAAGAAACACGCTGATATACACCACGTCGATGCTGTGGGAATGGGAAATAATCGAAAAAAGATCAACAACTCAGGAAGAAGATTTATGGCTTTATGTAGAGTTTGCCATACGAAAATTCATACTGAAGGATTTAATAAGTTTACAAGTAAACATCACGTAATTGGCATTAAGCTAAATCAAGAGACAATTAAACGATTGAACATTTAAGAAGGTTTACGCCTTCTTTTTTTTGCAAAGTGTAAAAATATTAAATAATATAAATTTTATAGTTGATTTTTATTTTTTATAGTAGTATTATATAATTATAGAAAGGAGATGAAGTTATGAGGATTCAAAAAGCAATATTCTTCCCAAGTGAGTTAGCGACAAAAATCGAAGAATTTCAAAAGAATAATTATATCGTTTCTTTTACAGCAGCTGTAATTCTTTTGGTTATGAAGGCTTTAGAAAAAGAGGAGGATAAAAAGTGAGTAGGAAACCAATTAGTAAAAAATTAAGATTTGAGGTGTTCAAGAGAGATTCATTTACATGCCAATATTGCGGTAAATCGGCACCGAGTGTTGTTTTAGAAGTAGATCATATCGAACCTGTTTCAAAAGGTGGGACGAATGACATTTTGAATTTAGTAACTTCTTGTTTTGATTGCAACAGAGGTAAGTCGGATAAAAAATTATCTGAACATAACGAACTAGACAAACAATTAGATCAGCTAAAAGAGTTGAATGAGCGCAAAAATCAAATCGAAATGATGTTGAAATGGAGGCGTGAATTAAAGGACTTAGATAACGAACTTGTCGAGGCTTTGGCGGAAGAGTTTGAAGAAGAAACTGGAGCTATTGTTAATGAAACAGGCAAGAAATTGCTAAAGAAGTTATTGAAAGAATATGAATACGATACCTTATGCGAGTCTATTGAAAAATCAGCAACGCAATACCCAGATAACGCAGAAAAAGCGTTAAAAAAAATCGGAAGTATCGCTCATTTTATTTTAAATCCACAAAATGAGGATGAAAAAAATCTTTATTATATTCGCGGAATTTTAAGAAACAGGTTACCAAATGTGGATGATAACTTGGCAATCATATCTTTAAAAAAAGCGTTTTATGAATATGGAGCAGATTTAGATGAATTAAGAACAATGGCGATAAAAGCTACTAGTTGGACTAATTGGAAAAACCGCATGGAAGAAGGAGGTTATCCGATTGAGTATTAAGAGAATTGTAGACACGGCGTTTTGGGAAGATTCAAAGGTGATTGATAAGTATTCAGTCGAAGATAAGTACTTTTTGCTTTATCTGATGACGAATCCGCATACAACGCAAGTAGGTATTTACAAATTGCCTAAACGGTTGATTAGTTTTGAAACAGGATATACAGTTGAGTCAGTATCTGTGATTTTAGAACGATTTGAATCGAAGTACAGCAACATTGTTTATGACTACGAAACGCAAGAAATCGCAGTATTGAATTCTTTAAAGTACAGCATTGTTAAAGGTGGAAAACCTGTTGCTGACTTGCTGATTAAAGAATTATCAAAAATCAATAACGATGAACTTATTTTAAAAGTTTATGAAAACTTGATGATTTTTTGGGGACGATCAACACGAGATTTTGATAAGACTGTTAAAGAATTATTTGAAAATGAATTAAAGAAAAGAAATGTTCCTATTATTTTTAATGACAATGACAATGACAATGACAATGAAGAATCGTACCCCGAATCGTACCACGAATCGTACCACGAATCGTATGACGAATCGTCAAAGAATAATATTCCTTATTCAAAAATAATCAAATACTTGAACAACAAAACAAGCAAATCATTTAAAGTTACTCAAAAATGGAAAGACCTGATCAAAGCAAGATGGAATGAAGGTCAAAGGCTTGATGATTTTAAAAAAGTGATTGATGTAAAAACAGGTCAGTGGATAAACAATCAAGAGATGAACAAATACCTAAGACCAGCAACGCTCTTTGGGAACAAGTTTGATGATTACTTGAATGAACATAAACCACAGATGAACTCCTCAATCTCTGATGAAATAGCAGAATCACAAAGGAAGATAGCTGAAGCATATGAACAATGAACTTAGTCTAGTTGCAGAAATGCTAAACAACCCATCGATCATTACGAGCATTGATATTGATTCTGAATGGTTTGAGAGTCCTCAACAAAAGATGATTGTAGAAGCATTAACTCGGCTTAGAGGAATGAACTACACAACAGAACAAGTCTATCGAGAAATGAGAAGTATTGACTTGTTTAGCGCTGGAACGGTTGACGATCTTGAAACACTAAAAGGCTTAGCACCTCAGTTAGGAATCGAAAGAGAGTTAGCGAGACAGATACACAATGCCTACTTAGACCGCAAATTACACACAGCGTCCACAGATTACGCTCAGACGCTTTCTAAAACAGACGGGGACAAGTTACAGCGACTGCTAGAAGAAAAGCGTGAGGTCAATCATATCAAGTCTGATGGCAGATTAGACGTAGCGTTCGCTGAATTTTGCGATAGCTTGGATAGACCCAGCAATGCAATGACAACTTATAAACCACTAGATGACTTTTTAGGTGGCGGAATAACAGGAGGTAAGTTGATCGTTTTGGCAGGAAGGCCTGCTGCCGGGAAGACGGCTTTCGCTTTGAATATCATGTATGAGTTGTTTACTAAAAATGATGATGTGGCTTGTGACTTCTTTACTTTTGAAATGGGTCAAAACGAACTGATGACACGCTTAGTTTCCAAAGTGACTAATATCAATTCGTTACTATTCGTTGGAAAAGACAAACTAAGTCCTGATAACAAAGTAAAAGCAAGAGAAGCATATGAGGCTATGAAGAGATCATTCGATATGCGAGTGTTCACTTCCGAGTATTCGAATTTGAATGACATTAAGTATGCAATCAAAAAGCGCATTGGAGATAAGCGATATGTTGCTTTCGTAGATTACGCAGGACTAATAACAGTGAATGACGCTCGTAAAAATGAACGTCAAGTAATGAATGAAGTAACTAGAGAACTGAAAAAGCTCACGACTGATTATGGTATTACGATCATTTTATTAGCTCAATTGAGTCGTGCTGTCGAACAACGCCAAGACAAACGACCAATGTTAAGCGATTTGAAAGAGTCAGGATCACTAGAACAAGATGCAAACGTAACCTTGCTACTATCTACCGATGAAAAAGATAGTCGAAAGATACGTTGTGATGTTGCTAAAAATAGAGAAGGCATGACAGGTATAGCACCTTTCATTTTTGACAAAAAGCACATGGATTTCAGCATCGATTTTGATGAATGGAGAGGCTGATGGACGGCGAAACTTATTTAGAAATTCTAAAAGAAAACGGATTAAAGAGAAGCAAGCTAGTTAAATTGTTAGAAAAGCAAGTTGCGATTCTATACGAGAACAATCTAATCGATATGGCAGAAGAAACGAAATGGCTTGCGATAGATATAGCTGAATTTGAGAAGAAAAATGGAGTGATAGACATTTGAACGAATTAGAACTTCAAAAGCAGATTAAACAGGAGTTGCGGCGTTTAGGGCATAAGTGCTGGCAAGTTGATTCGGGCAAGAAACTAACTCATAAGACGAGAGGACAAGGCCTAGAAAAAGGGTTTCCAGATTTATTCGGGGCACGAAGTACGGATGGCAAGCTGTTCTTTGTAGAAGTGAAAATTGGAAAAGGGAAACCTTCTGATGATCAGATTAAATTTTTGAAAGCAGCAGAGGATAACAAAATTTTGAACGGTGTCGCTTGGAATTTAGAACAAGCAATCGAAATAGTGAATGGCGAGAGATCAATAAAAAATTTGGGGGGGAAAATTAGATGATTAACAATGTGGTTTTGCAAGGGAAATTAGGTAAAGACATCGATTTAAAATATACACAGTCAGGAAAAGCAGTTGGTTCTGTAAGTATTGCATCTACGAGAGACTTTAAAGATGCTAACGGAAATAGAGAGACCGATTGGATCAACCTTGTGTTTTGGGGCAAGACAGCTGAAACAGTTGCTAATTACTTTAAAAAAGGCGACGAGATTTTAGTGGTTGGAAGACTCCAAGTGAGAAATTATGAAGATCAACAAGGAAATAAAAAGTATATTACCGAAATCGTAGTGAGTAACTTTAGTTTCCCTGGAGGAAAGAGTAAAGGAAGCCCACAAAACAATTCTTCAGGCAATTCATATAGTAATAACCGTAATAGTAAACCAAATGCTGATCCATTTAGTGGCTCGTCAATCGACATCGGGGAAGACGATCTGCCGTTCTAGGAGGTGTTTATATGAGAAGGAAAACACCAGCACAGCAACAGGCATGGAGCGAATTATTACTGCTTATCAATGATCCAGAATGGTACTTAGACAGTTCAAAATGCGAGAAACATAAAAAAATAATGGAAATTCTTGAGAAAAACGAAGTAATTTTACCGCAAAACGGAATAGATATTAAACACCAAAGATACCTTGATGTACGTTTGGGGCTGGAAGAAGAAATTATTTATCAAATAAAAAAAGGAAAGACTGTCCAACAGATGAGGGAAATATTCAGGATGGACATCAAAACATTTGCTTATGTCAGAAGGAAGCATGGATTACCCAAAAATAACAGGCGAAAAAAAGGTAAAGAGGGAATTTAGATGAAAACAATTAATATTTTCGGCGAGTACATCGAAGGTGAAGAAATCGAATATCCTGATCAGCCGTACAAAAATATCATCATTGTAGAAGACCGCAAAGGCGATAAGCATGTCGTTCATCGTGACACTGTGGATGAAAAACATAAACGCACAAAGAGCCGTGCAGGCGTACAATTTGATTTACTTGCTTGCCAAGCGAACGGACGAAAAGGGCCGATTCGGAAATGGAGGCGGATTAGTTGATGCCCAAAAAATTAATTCGTGAAATTGCGTCAAAATACGGCTATCAGCGGCTTAGAAATTATCGGCAGTGGGATGATGTTCATTTCTCAGCAGAAGTGAATGGCATTGTGATTGTGATTAATATTGAGTCAGGCGAGCTGTACGAAAGAAATCCGTTTACTAAAAAGTTGATGAAGCAGAAGGAGGAAGAAAATGGATAAACAAGAAGTGATTGAAAAACTCAAGGAACATGGAGCATGGTGTACAGAATGCATCTACGAAAATCCAGAGTTACTAAACATACACTAACCACGCCTATCAAATCGGAAAGGAGTCGGTAAAGTGAATATCATGGATCGATATTACGGGCTAATCCTCAAAGAGCAAGTAAAACTGCTGAAACAGTACGTTAGGAAAAAGAGTCGAGCAGATCAAACTATTCAAGAATTGGCATTGACTCCTTCGCATACAACGCAAAAATATTGGCAGGCTGTTAGCCAGTCAGAATTATGTATTGTCGAGATTGAGAAGCTCAAAAGCGAAATGAACTATTTAGATGAAAAATACAATTGGAAAAATGCGTTACATCAAGATCGGTTTAAGTTTATTGATGACGATGTATTAAAGATGATTGATTAGGAAGGTCTCAACTTATAAGGAGGTTTGAAAAGTATTTTAGCTACTGATTATGTCGACTCTGTAAAAGATGAAAAGGATAATGTGCCTGCACTTTTGAATTGTGGGCATAAGAACCAAAACAAAATTATTGTGCTTAATATATCAGCAGAACTAGCTAAGTATTTATATTTAAGTCACACTGCTGTCTATTATTTAAAAGCGATTCGATACCAATACAAAGAAAAAACGATCGGGCGGGATTATTATGAAAGATTGCTCGATCCGGATATGTATGGAAAAGCTCAGCCAGCCAAAAAGCTTTTTGGGGTAATCGAAATCTACGCAGATGATTTCCCTAATCAAAGATTAAAATTCCAGTAACTCAGTCTATCAAAGAGAAAAGAGGTATGAAATGGATAAACAAGAACTGATTAAAAAGATTAAAGATATTAGTTTGGGCGCAGGTGATCATGGCGACACAAAAAACGAGCATGAATCAGAATATGCGTTAATAGCTTATATTTTGGATCTAGTAAATCGACTGGACGAACCGCAGAAAGTCAAAGTGCCGGCTTTTGTGGCTGAGTGGTTCGAAACTAATAAGTACGTTCTAGATCGAGCGATTCTAGACTATATGTTTGAGGACTATGCGAGCGACGATAGTGAGTTTGGTAAATGGTTTGATAATAAAAATGGCAAATCGATTGAGACACTTGTACGTATGCTAGACGGCTACGAGGTCGAGGAAGAGCCTAAGTGGAAAATAATTAATGATCAAAAATACTGTCTGACATCAATAGAAGCAGGATATGGCAACTCGTTACATTGGGCTTTCGACAGCACGAAGAAAAAGCCGATCCTCTTTGACAATGAGGAAACGGCAATGTATACCGCATATATCACTGGCGGCACAGTCGAGAAAGTGTAGGTGTGAGAATGGAAGAAAATATGACGATTGAGTTCGTAAAAGAATGGATTGATAAGCACAATCTTACAAAAGGATCATTCGATCGGATTATGAATGATTTAATTTACAATTCAGGCCATAACTATATAGATAATCCATATCTTAGATATTGGCTAATTGATAACACATATAAATTTCGAGATATGTTGCCGTATGAACTCAACGAAAACCAGCAGATCGTGTTGGATTGGTTGGAATGGTCGGTTAAAGAACAAGGAAATTCTCCTGTGGACGCTGTTTACTTGCTTGTACTTGGAGAATCACTTGATTCAGTTTCTCTAGCATATATAGCGTTGACTCCAGATCAGCAGACACAAGTCCTAGCAGCCTTCGCGGAATGGAGAATGGCTAATGCTCAAGAGTGATGCTGAAACACTAGAAGATATCAGAATAGTAAATGTACTACTCGAACGAGCGTATTTTCGTGAATGGGATGTCGCGGGTGGTGAATCATTTATTACAAAGCAAATTGATGAAGTAACTGAAAAAATGAACGAAATTATTGAGATGTTGGAAGGAAAATGATTTGTGACCCTCAAAAATGATGGTCACAAACTACATTAACCGATTCAATAAAGGAGGAAAAACATGATAAACAACGATCTGGCTATCAACATACTGCAAGATTTAATTCTTACGTCTGTTAATCTAACTGAATGGCAGAAAGAGCAGATTAAAGAGGCTATTAGACTGTTGGGAGGGGAAATGAATGGTACAAAGATTTAGAAGTATTTTCTAGATGGGTGCAAGAACAGGAGGAATGAGTGATGGAATTTCTAATATTTATTGCTTTAATCTCTATATCATTGGCCCTTTCTGGTATTAGAGTCGAGATTCAGAAAGTAGTTAATATTTTAGAGAAAATAAACAGAGGTTACTAAGGAGGAAGAGTGATGACCCTCGAATATAATAAAAAGCTTTCTAGTTGTACAAAGCAAGAACTCATCTTGATGTTACAAGGCGAGGATGAAAATAAGCAGAAGTTAGTAAAGATATTAGACAAAGCATATGAAGACTGTGAGAACGATGCCGAAGACCCAGTATATCCACATTATCAGTCTCAGTACAAACAAGGGTATCTACGCGGGATAGAAACTGCGGAAAATATTGTTAAGAATTTTTACAGGTTTGATAACAAGGAGGTGCCACAATGATCAACAACGATTTAGCAATCAACATACTGAAAGACTTAATTTTAAGCTCTGTTAATTTGACGGAGTGGCAGAAGCTGCAGATTAAAGAAGTGATCAGATTATTGGGAGGAAAATAATGATACCGAAATTTAGAGCTTGGTACACACCGTTTGGTGGCTCGGTGAAACAGTTCAATAAAATGAAACATGGATCAGCGGGGAGTTTGTTAACACATGCCGAAATGAGTCCGGATGACTATGAAATTATGCAATCAACAGGCCTGAAAGACAAGAACGGTGTGGAAATATTTGAGGGGGATATTGTTAGAGTTTTTGAATACGGTAGATACGGTGGAACATACAATGCGCCCGTAAGTTGGATTAGCTATAGCAACGAAGGCGAGCAATGGGCTTTTCACGGATTTACATGTATAGGAGTAAAAGAGATAGAACATCATTCAGAAGTAGAAAGCTTGTTCACTAGAGGATTTCTGACAAGGCAATTCGGGTCATGCGTACAACTTAGTGAGTTAACAAAAGATCCTCGTAATTCTATCAAAGCAATCGGCAATATCTACGAGAATCCAGAATTATTGGAGGCGACATGAAACAAAAACTAATCAATGATCTAAACGACATTATCGCCGACTCTACTACCATTAAAGAGAGCGAGAGGCGATTGCTAAAAGTTTTGGTTGAGTATATCAAAGATTATATTGATTGATGGAGGATGGATGAGTGGGAAGAAACGATTATCTAATCAATGAACTAGACAGAAAGTTTGCAAATTATCCGAATTACAACAAAGAGATTGCTATTCGTAAAGAAGAACTCAAGATGCGTGAAGCGGATGAGAATATCGGTGGTGGCAAGAGTAATATCAGAAGTAATCCAGTTGAGATACAGGTCATTAAAGAGTTGTCTGATCCTTACATTGTCAATCGGCAGCTTTGGAAGAAGTGCATCAAGGAAACGTTAGAAGAACAGGACTGTGATATTCGCAAGCTTATGGAATTGAAGTATTGGGGTGCGGATAGTTGGATGGATTGGGCTTCATTTGGCATAAAGCATGGATATGCTAAACGAACGATATACCGAGTTAGACAAAAAGTTTTAATGGATTTTGGAAGAAGAATTGGTGAAATAAATTAATTTGGCACAAAAACATGTAGTTGTGCCATGTCAATAGGGGTTAAACTGGTATAGTAGATAATTTATCAAGCGGACGATTCAACCTTTTACTGACATGAAAGTTTCTCCTTTCTGAATTTTAAACATACAACGTCTCGCTTGATAAGTTATCACCTTTTTGACTACACTGCCACTTCGCGGAAACAGAGAAGGCAACATCTGCACAATGTATATAACGAGCTTTTAGGTGCAGTTAGAAGCTCACTGGCGGCACAAAATAAACGAGAATGGAGTTGAAAGACTTCGTTTCCTTTAAAGTTCAGGTGCCGCCTTATTATTATGTCGCTGCTGATGAGGCGGTTCAGCGGGTCGCTCCCGTGTGTTGCAAGGTTCGAATCCTTGCCAGTGACTTAGACGAAAGGTAGCTTAAATATTAACCACATCAACATCGTCAGCGAGTTGATAAAGGTAACTAGCAGACTCTAGGATTTAAGCCAGTCTTACCGATTAGTCTGTTATAGTAGCAAGCTTACTAGAGGTAGCTCCTCCGAGTTGACGTGTAGTTTAGTAGGGACAGAACGACTTCATTATCAGAAGTAGGGGCAGGATCGAGACCTGTCACGTCAATAAAGAACCTACGGAAACAATCAATCTTATCGGATGCCGATTGATTGGCTGCATTTACCAGCGTGCTGGGACTCAGTTAAAAGGCATAAAACACTATCTCAGACGTGAGACGCTCTCAGTTGTAGGTTAGGGGAGCATTGATGTAGGCTCATTAGTGCCAGCTGAAATTTAAACTAATGGTGTAGCAACCGAGGATAGGCGGTGTAGGATGGCGAAAGCTCGTGTAGGTTGCTTAATGCATAATAAAGATCGCTCAGACGTTTTTTTATTTTGAGGAGGAATAAAATGTTTAAATTATCCGAAATCATTAAGAAGTCCGACTTTGAAAAATTAGAACAGTTGAAAAAGAAGTTAAAGAAATAGCAGTCTCCTCGTGAGACTGTTTTTATTTTGCACAAAAAAAGAGGGCTACCGTTTCCGCAATAGTCCTCAATGTAACAAGTACATAAATATTTATCATTTCTGTAATGATCATTCAATACAAAAATAGGCCATCGTTTACACGATGACCAAGTGAAAAACAAACTTTTAAAGGATTTACCCTGAAGGGATTATATCATTGTAACGCTTACAGGACAATATAAGGAGCTGATTTAAATGGGGATTAAAACTGGAACAATTAAAGGCGGAGTTATCGTAAATGCTAGACTTACAGGTTTGAACAAAGAATTCGAAGTAAAAGTTGATAAGGCATTTATTCAAAAGGCGATTATGGATGAAGCTCTCTCTTTAATGAATCAGATTGATGTGAACGACATCGAAGACTTAGATTTAACAACCACTGAGATTGAGGATTGTTTTCGTATTGAGCTTAGTGTAGATATCAAGAGGCCATGAGAAACTATTGGTATGTGTCACTAAACAATAAATATCCTTTACCAATGAGAGGTCAACATAAACGGGTGGTGATGTCTGTTCAGATGAAGGTGAAGTACTCGATCGTAGAAATGACCAGGGAAGCAACACCAGTTGAGATTGATCATTGCAAGCTAGTCTATTGTGGGTACGGGTATTGGAAAGAGGAACATGTACAAGAAAACATCAGCAAATACATATAGAGAGGTGGTGAGATTGCATGACAGAAAAGGACAAATACAAGCCGACAGCAGCAGAGAAAAGACTATTAGAAATATTGATTAATCCTGAGCATTTGGGGAAAAACGTCACTGAGTTGTGTAATCTCGCTGAAGTAAGTAGAAATAAGTATTATGACGCTATGAAAAAGAAAGAATTTCAGTCGTTAGTTGCCGATACTACACAGGATTTGATTAAAGGTAAAATCGGCGACGTTTTGAATGCCACTTATAAATATTCTCTCACAGCTAAAGGCCATCAAGACAGAAAGGTCTTGCTTACTATGGCTGGATTGTACGTGGACAAAAAAGAAACTGAAATATCCGGTGGACTAGAAGTAAATAATCCCTTTGCTGGTTTGACAGAAGAAGAGCTTAGAAAGCTGGCTGATAGAAGTGGATAGAATTGCTATCGGTGCTACAACAGAGCTGTCGCGTCGTTTCTTTTGGGATTATTGTCAGACAACGGCAGGAACATTCTACAAATCTGGTAGAACATTTTTGAAAGACTTATGTAACGAACTTCAAAGTTTTCTATCTGATGATGAACATGATGTATTGGTAATAAACGAGCCTCCTCGTCATGGTAAATCGAGAACGGGCGGTAAGTTTGTTGAGTGGGTTTTAGGTAACAATCAATCTAAAAAGATTATGACCGGATCTTACAACGAAACTCTATCAACCACTTTTTCTAAAGGTGTTAGAAATGCTATACAAGAAATTAAAGCAGACAAAAATAGAATTATCTTTAGTGATGTTTTTCCAGGCGTTTCGATCAAACAAGGGGATGGAGCTATGAATCTGTGGAGCCTAACTAATGGTTATAACAACTATTTAGCAACTTCTCCTACAGGGACAGCTACAGGCTTTGGTGCGGATATCATTATTATTGATGACTTAATCAAGAATGCTGAAGAGGCAAACAATGCAATGGTATTAGAAAAGCATTGGGACTGGTTTGTCAATACAATGCTATCTCGGTTGGAAACGGGAGGTAAAATCATCATCATTATGACTCGCTGGCATAGCGAGGATTTGGCAGGGCGAGCTTTACGCGAATTGCCTAACTCAGGCTATCGAGTAAAGCATGTCAATATGCAGGCCTACAACGAGAAAACCGGCGAAATGCTTAGTGAGGATATCCTTTCCTTGAAAGAATATCAGCGGAAAGTAAAAACAATGGGCGCGGATATAGCAGCCGCCAATTATCAACAAACCCCAATCGATATTAAAGGTCGTTTATATCAAAACCTTAAGACTTACGATCAACGATCTGAATACAAAAAGATATGGTCGTATTGTGATACGGCAGATACCGGGAAAGATTACCTCTGTTCGATTGTTTGGGGCGAGACATCTGATGGACGTTGTGAAGTGCTAGATGTGATCTATACCCAAGAACCGATGGAATACACAGAGTCCGCTGTTTCAAATCAGTACATCAATAATAAAGTGAACCAAGCGCGCATCGAGAGAAATAACGGTGGGCGTTCTTTTGCGCGTTCTGTTAGAGAAAAGATAAAAGGTAAGTGTCCAGTTGCTATTGATGATTTCTACCAATCAGCGAACAAAGAAGCCCGGATATACTCGAATACCGCGTGGATCGAACAAAATGTTTATTTCCCAGAAGATTGGCGCACCAAATGGCCTGAATACTATTCCGCTATGACCACTTATCAGCGCGAAGGGAAAAACAAACACGATGACGCACCAGATGCAACGACAGGGGTTGCTGAAACGATGAGCATGAATGTTAAAGAAAAAGTAAATGTCAAAAAGACAATAAACGCATTCAAAAAATTAGGATTGTAGAGGTGATACAGTGGAACAAAATGTTAAATTGTTAGATGGACAACGGTTTGATAAAGAAGCGAATCTAATTTATAAAATACCAGTTTCCAGGTTGCCTCATATCCAAGTACTTAACCAACGAACCGGTCAAATTGAACAAATGATTGACTTCGAGAGTAAAGAGGTTTGGAAGTTGATTGTCGAATTCATCAATCACCACAAAGAAAAGCAGGTTCCAAGGCTTAAACAGTTGAAAAGATACTTGTTAGGTGACGGGAATATTAATTATCGATCAGAAAAACCGGAAGGACGAGCAGATAATCGGATCGCAAGCGATTTCCCAAATTTCATCGTGTCATTTAAACTTGGGGTTCTGTTAGGTAACCAGCTTAAATATACTGGTGAAAAGAACATATCAGCCCGAATCAACGAGTTTGCAAGTCAATCGAACGAAGACTACCATAATCAACTGATGGGCAGAGATATGTTCGGTCTAGGTAGAGCTTACGAATGGATTGGCAGAGATGAGTATGGCAAGGAAACTATTGCCAAGTTTGACGCAGAACAAACCTTTGTGATTTACGACAATACAAAGAACAAAAATTCTATTTGTGCAGTTCATTATTATGAAGAAGAATTTTTAAATGATAAATGGACCCGCGTAGAGCTTTATACGAACAGTGGATTTAATTACTATCTTGTAGCAGATGGTACCGATATAGAAAATGCAGCAATTGAAGAAGATGGAAAAGAAGAAAGTTACTTTGATTCTGTCCAAGTAAACGAATGGATAAATAACGAGGAACGCTTAAGCGATTTTGAGCGTGTGCTTGATTCAATCGATGCATACGACCTATCACGATCAGAGATGGCTAACTTCCAACAAGATTCATCGGAAGCCTACTTGGTGATTAAAGGGAACCCTGACACAGCAGACGACCAAGAAGGCGACAACAGCAAGCTAGCAGTATTCCAAGCTATGATGCAAGCGAGAATGCTTGTTTTAGGTGATAAAAAAGATTACGGCGAAGGCAAATTAGGTGACACGCCTGACGCCTACTATTTGAAAAAAGAGTACGATGTTGCAGGTATGGAAGCCAACGATAGTCGAACGGTTGCTGACATCTTGCGTTTTACGTCTTTGATTGACTTCACAGATGAGAACATCGGATCTAACCAATCAGGAATCGGTTTTCGTTTCAAAGGTTGGGGATCGGACAATGACCGCAAGAACAAAGAACGTATGGTTAAGAAAGCTATTATGCGGCGTTTACGGTTACTTACACACTCGTGGAGCATCAAAGATGATTTGAATAAACCACAAGGCTTGATAGAAAATGTCAAAGCTTTTTTTGTTTCGGATGATAAAAAACAAGAGGATCTTTACAACAAAGTAAATGATATCCAAATTCTATTTACACCGAATGTTCCGCAATCGGATGAAGAGATTATGAATGTAATCAAAGGAATGCTTGGAATTGTTTCAGAAGAGACTTTATGTGAAATGGCTGAACGACTAACCGGTGTGTCTGCTGAAGAAGAGCTCAAACGTGTGAATAAAGAAAAACCAAATGTGCCAGTTTTAGATTATGAGTTCTCAGATAGTGACGATTCTAAGGAACAAACTAATGAAGATAAAACCAGTGAGGAGTGAATGAATGAAGTCCTCTGATTACTGGCGCAAACGCGAAGAACAACATATCGCCCAAACCATCAAAGACGAAAAGCAAATGAAGAAAGCTATCGCTGATCGGTTTCAAGTAGCAATTGACAATATCAACAAAGAAATCGACGCGAATTGGCAACGTTTTGCTGGTAAAGAAGGTGTATCGCTTTCTGAAGCTAAAAAGGTTTCAATGGAGATGGACGTTAAAGCCTTTGCCAGAAAAGCCAAACGATATGTTAAGGCTAAAGATTTTTCTAAGACAGCAAACGAGGAGCTACGTCTTTACAATGTTACAATGAGAGTTAATCGACTTGAATTATTGAAGTCACAAATAGGACTTGAATTGATCGCTTTATCTGATGATCTTGATAAGTACACTGCTGACTTGCTTACAAATGAAGGTATTGCTGAAGCTAAAAGACAAGCTGGCATATTAGGTGAAACCATTTTCGATGGCTACAAAGATTTTGTAGAGGCTGTCGTAAATGGTTCTTTTCATTCTGCGACGTTTTCTGAACGTATCTGGGGCAACATGGAGGCGTTTAAAGCTGAGTTAGATAAATTGTTAGTCCAAACGGTTACGCAAGGTAAGAACCCACGTGACATGGCTAGAAAACTACGTAATCTATTTGATTCTAGTAAGTACGAAGCTGAGCGGTTGATGCGCACAGAATCGGCAAGGGTTCAGACTGAGATACAGAATCAAAGTTATAAAAAGTACGGCATCGAAGAATACGAGTATATTGCAGAACCGACAGCGTGCCTTGTCTGTTTACCATTGAACGGAAAGATATTTAAGGTCGAAGATTTATCTCCAGGTCAAAATGCTAGCCCGATGCATGCAAATTGTAGGTGTTCAACCGCGCCATATGTAGATCGCGTGAAAGTTGAGAAGTCATTTAAGGAAAGAGGGGTGTAAGATGGTTTACCGACCAAGATATTTAAATAAGAAAAGAAGCCATTCTAGAAATAAGTCAGTTCAAATATTGAAAGTCTTTTTAGTTTGGGGAGATTCCAAATTCGCGGATGAGGGTACAGATATTTGGGAGGCACCTACGTCAGCAATAGTTGTTGCTGAAAATGAGCAAGAGGCGCTGGACTTTGTTTTTCAAAGAGATAACATTGAGGGGTTTATGACGCCGCGATTGCTAACAGAAGTTAGAGAGCTTAACTTGGATAGTTCGAGACTAGTTCTAACCAGTCAAAATGAATTTCCAGAACAGGAGAGAAAGTAATGAAAGATTTTAACGAAGTCATTTTAACCATCGAAGTTCAAAAAGGGTTGGGAAAAGCTTATAAAAAAGCCATTGAAACTGAAAATAGTACTCAATGGAAACAGAATCCAATCTACAACAGTAATAAAGAATTGATTAGTAATGAGTTAAAACCGGTGTGGAATGGCAATTATGCATCTGTAAATGTTGCAGAAGGAACTACTAAAGATCAATTAACCATTTCAATTATTTCGCACACATTGCCTAACCTTTTAGAAATGACTAGCTGGTATGAGCGGATGGGTGCGAAGGTTGTTTATAAGAAGATTATTGAATAAGGAGAGCGCTATGCCGAAAACATTCACGCTAAAAATTAAACTCAAATTTCCTTTCTATTGGTATTCTTTCAAGATTAAGTTTCTAAGTTTGTTCAATGAAGAATTAGCAGAAGATACATTTTGGTGGTTTATTCGAGATTTCGAAGAAAACAATAGCAAATATATCAAAGTCATTTAAAGTCGCTAGTCCATTCGCTAACGGCTTTTTATTATGCATAGGAGGAGACAAATGCCACAGGGATTACTGATGATTATTTTATCTATGGTCATTTATAAGTACATTCGCGCAAAAGTATTCACAGAAACAGATCCAGTTGCATGCTTGCTTGGGATGGTACTCTTTGGAGCTCTTCAATTCACATTGCTTTTTTTGGGCATTGTACAAGTATATCAAAATATGAAATAAACTTTTGGTTTTTAAAAAGTATGCCTACTTACTGCTTACAGGCGCTAAAGAGAAAGCTGTACCGACTGACTGGCGTAACTAGTTAAATTACCGGGTAGCGGCGTAACCGCGGAGGAATAATCATGGATAGTAAGAAGTTCATTGATATCTGTAAAGAAGCTGTTATTGCTTATGCTAATGAGAATTTCGAGAAGACAGATCAGGTTCAAATAACCGAAGAAGATGTTTTTGTTGTTTGGAGCTGTAAAACACTACAGAATAATAAAGCTTTACTTAGCACAACGGTTTCGGATGGTATGTATTATGAATTGACCTATAACGGAGATAAATCAGAAGTGTACCTTGATGCATATAAAAAATGGGAAAACAAGTGTATTAAAGTTTAGCAAACGTCAGGCTTTTTGTTTTTGTCCAAGCATTGATGACTTTAAAAGCTATGGAAAGTGCAAGCATTTATCCACGTTAAAAGATATGGAAGGAGAAATATTTGATGAAAGATAAATTATTGATGAAAAATAAATTTCTTATGCCGATGAAGCTACAATTCTTTGCCGATCCAGACGGAGAAGGCGACCCGGGAGAAGCAACTCCACCTGAATTAAACGTTGAAGAATTGAATGAGGAACAATTGGCGCTCATCAAAGAAAAGTATGGTTTCAAAGACGACAAAGATGTTGATTCAATCGTAAAAAGTAAGAAGTCTAGATGGCAAAAAGAAGCTGAAGCAGAGAAAAACGAAGCTGCTAAGTATGCCGAAATGACAGCCGAAGAGAAGAATTCAACACGAATTGGCGAAGAAAGATGCTCGGATTGCTGAATTCGAACGTAAAGAAGTGCTATCCAAGATGTCGGAACAAGCTAGTGAAATGCTATCACACAAAGGCGCTACGCCTACCAAAGAAGTTCTTAGTCTAGTTGTGTCAGAAGATGCAGAAACGACCTCAAGCAATGTAAAAACGTATCTAGCGGCCATTGAATTGGAACGGGAATCAATAAAAGCTGATTTAGAAAAACGATTGGGTGGAAGAATCCCACTGGACGGTTCAAGTAAAGATGGTGTCGTCGGAGATTATGGTAAAAGGTTGGCGCAACGAACCAAAACAGAAACAAAGAAAAGCACTTACTTCAAAAATTAGGAGGAATAAAACATGGAGAAACGAGTATTCGGTTCTAAAAATCAAATCTTAGCCGACGTTAACAATTATAAAAGTTTGTCGGTTGTTGTTGATGGTACAGGAGTAACGGCAACAAATGGCGAAGGGAAAAAATACATTCCTGCTGGAACGCCCGTAGGTAATGCTGATCCTTTTGCAAATGAGCAAGCGCTACTAAAAGTAACAAATGATGCAGGAAATGGAAGTAAAACTGTCGGAGTCTTGTTACACGATGTTGTTTTTGATATCGGGTCAACTGTTGGAAACGGAACATTGGTGTATTTCGGAACAGTGAACGAATTACGCTTAAATGATGGACTAACTATTGTTACTGAAGCAAAAACTGCGTTAGATGGCAAAGTTTACTTTGTTAAACGAAATAAATAAGGAGGAACTGTTAAATGAACGTACGAGTACGAAAAGAAACTTTAATGAAAATGAACTTGCAAACATTTGCGACGTTAAATATTTTTGATTTGGTTCAAGCGCCTAATGTAGCAACTTATTGGGCAGAAAAAACCAATGAAACTCAACCCTATTTGGGAGAAGAATTATTCCCTATGGATAAGCAGCTAGGAATGAAATTGTCTTGGTTGAAGGGGAAAACTGGATCACCAGTAGCGTTGCGCCCTTCTGCTCTTGACGCTGATGTGATCCCGCGTGGACGTGCAGGCTTTGAAGAGTTAATTGAGAAAATGATTTTCTTCAAGGAATCATACTACATTGACGAAGAATTGCGTCAACAGTTACAAATGGTTAACCAAACTAACAACAAAGAATACCAGGACGTGTTGCTTAACCGTGTATTCGATGATGTAGCGGATTTGCTTCGTGGAGCTGCTGTGCGTCGCGAAATTATGCGCATGCAAATGCTGACAACAGGGACAATTAAAATCAACGAAAATGGGCAACAGTACAATATTGATTATGACTTACCTGCTGGGCATAAGAAAAAAGCTGCTACTAAATGGTCTGATATTGAAAATGCTGATCCTGTAGAGGATATCGATATTGCCGTGACGGCAATGAAAGAAGATGGTGTGACCCCAGCGCGTGCTGTTTTAAACAGCAAAACGTTCCGTTACCTCCGCCAGAATGCAGCAATCAAGGCGACAATCTTAGGAAACAACGCGAATGCTCAAGCTGCTAAACTTTCGAAGCAGTCTCTTCTAGACTATATTTCAGAAGAATTTAACTTGGAAATTGTTGTTTATGACAAGGTGTACACGGACACATCTGGAACACACAAGTTCATTCCTGACAATATTTTTGTGTTATTGCCAGCAGAAACTTTGGGTAAAACATGGTTTGGTACAACTCCTGAGGAAGCGGACTTGATGTCTAGTCCAAACGTTGCGAATGTTTCTATTGTGGATACAGGCGTTGCAATTACAACGATGAAGAAAGCAGACCCGGTAAACGTCGAAACGAAGGTATCCATGATTTCTTTACCTTCATTTGAACAATCAGAGGCTGTATGTATTTTAGATGTGGGGGAGTAGTTATCCCCGCTACAGGGTTAACTCTATCACCTAAAACATCAACAGCAGTTGCGGGGACTGCTGGGAACAGACAACTAACGGTTGTGGTATTGCCTGAAAATGCGACAAATAAAAATGTTGAGTTTTCAATCCAACCAAACACTGAGGGGTTAACAGTTTCTGATAACGGACTAGTAACTTGGACAGACGCTGTTCCGGCAGGTGTCTATACTACCACAGCAACAACGGTGGATGGATCATTTAAAGATATCCATACATTGACATTAACAGAACCGGAGGGTTAGTCATTTGACTAGCCTTTTTATTTTTGAAAGGAGGCAGTCATGGACGAGACCTTGGAAGAAGTGAAACGATCGCTCGAAGTTGATGATGAGGATCTGGATAAGCAATTAATCGATTTTATCAAACGAATCTCAAGCCAGTTGTGTGTACGCTTGGGCTTCTTAGAGAGAGTTCCTGAGGCATTAAACTACATTGTTGTCGAATGCACCATTAAGAGATTCAATCGCAAAGGTGATGAAGGAATGAGTTCCTATAGCCAAGAAGGCGAGTCTATTACTTATGGAAAATTATTGGATGAGTTCGAGGATGATATAACAGCCTATAAAGATAAGCAGAAAGAAAATACAGTACCTCGTAAAGGGGTGGCTAGATTTGTATGAGATATGACACAGAAGTAACTTTCGTTATCGAAAAAGATGGCTATTACGATCCTGAGTTAGGAGAACATGTAGAACCAAGCTTAGACGAAAAATTAAAATTTGCTAACGTTACGGATTTAGGAACTGACAGATCGAAAGCGTTGTTCGGAGATATTAAACAAGGGGCTAAGGTCATTCGTTTATTACGTCCTTACAAAAAAGATTGGGATTACGTTTTAATTTTCAACAAGCTACGAAACAAAACCGATAAATTCGAGATTATCACCGAGCGTAACCTTCGATTGAAAAATACGTTTATTGTTCAGGAGGTGGCTTCAAATGAAGGCTAGTCTTGAAGTAAAAGGAACATCAGCACTGTTTGCTCATATAGAGCGTGCGATTAGCTTAGAAGCAGTTAAAAAAGTGGTTACCACAAATACTTCCGAAATGGCCAATCAGATGCAGAGGCGCGCTCCTGTTGACACCGGATTTATGCGGCGATCCATCACACAGTCTATATTAGACGGCGGGTTGTCCGGGATGGTGACGCCGACTGCTGAATATGCGCCTTATGTCAATTTCGGTACGAGATTCCAAGCTGCGCAACCTTTTGTCAGCAACGCTTTTAACTATCAAAAGATTAAATTTTTAGCTGACATGAGAGGGTTGGTAAGTTAATGCAAAAACAACCGGATCAAGAATTATACGATGAAGTCTACAAAATTTGTCAAGCCTTAGAATATAACGTGTTTACTTACCTACCGCCTGATAAAACACCATATCCGTTTGTGTATATTGGCGAGTCTCAAGAACTGCCACAAGCGACTAAATCTGTTTTAGTGGGTACTGTTCAACTCAATATCCATATCTATGGATTGCACACCAAGCGCAAGCAGGTCTCAGATATGAAAGGCGCGATTCTGTGGGAACTTCGGAAACTAAGACAATCGAAAAACTTTAATTGGAAAATATCCAATAACCAAACGCAGCCACAAATGCTGCAGAATACAACAACAAATACCGCGCTCTGGCATTGTGTAATACCGCTAGAGATGCGATTTTACTAGGAGGGAAAAGCATGACAGTGATTCAAGGGAAAGACCGAATTTTGCTTGTTCGTCGTTTAGATGAAGCAGGTTCAAAAGATGCGACGAAGCCTTTATATCAAATTGAACACGAATGGGAGTATTCGCGTGACAATAAGTCAGAACAAACGAAAGACGGTAGTGTTCCTACCTCTGGTGGTTTGGAAGTGACTCTGGCGCTAAAAGGCCTTGCATCTTACGATGACGAAAATATGTACATGAAGAAATCGGTAGAAGACGGAGCTACAATGGAATTTTGGGATGTTGATTTGAAGGGTGAGAAACAAGAAGGAAAATATCCTGCAATCTATGGTCGTGGAAAAGTTGGTAAATGGAAATTACCAGCAAATGTTGAAGATTTGATTGAAATTGAAACAGAAGCAACCATCGAAGGAACTCCAAAAGACGGGTTTGCCACTGTTTCTGAATCGACAATTAAAGAGGCTCAATACGCATTCCAAGACACTACCAAAACAACTACTGAAGGTTAGACAAATAGTCTAGCCTTCTTTTTTAGGAGGAAAATATGAACTTTGATATTAATGGGAAAATTATTGATGTGAAATTTACCATTGGTGCTATCGAAGCACTTGATCAGATGTATGAAGTCCACACCGGAGGTGCTTCTTTTGGAATGGGGATCAGTTCAGCGCTTGTTTATTTACAGCAATGTAATCCGGTAGTTCTGAGAAATATCATTATGGCTTTACAAACAGACAATGTAAAAGTTGGCAAGTCTGAAATCGAAGCATGGCTAATAACTCAAGATATTGAAAAAATGTCGGGAGACTTAATAACAGAGTTGGGGAAGCAGGATTTAACAAAAGCGATGATAAAAAAACTGAAAGCTCAGACACGAAAAGCAGCGAGCAAAAACTAAAAAAAAATAGTCGAGAATTCTATGAAGAATTAGCTTTAAACGCTTTTCGGTTTCTTGGTTGTCAAACATTTGAAGAAGTTAACAAAATGACTATCAGAGAATATGAGCTACGAATGCTCGCTTTCAATCTTTCTCAAGTAGACGAGGAAATGAAGCGGCACCAGCAAGCCTTTCTAAATGATGCGGTACGCGCAAAAAATAAAAAAGGCGAACCCATTTACAAACAACTTTCTGATTTTTACGACTACGAAGAAAGAATAAACAATGTTCTTGAAGGGTCCATATTCGAACAAGAAATACTTAATGAAGAACGCAAACGAGAACTAACACAAGTAGCTAAACGCCTTCGTGAATTTAGAGAAGGGAGGGGGTCGATATAGCAGAATCATTTTCAGTAGAAGCATATCTAAAAGCAACGGACAGTGGATTTGTAAAAACATTTAAAGATGCTCAGTCTGCAGTCGAAACCTTTGAAAAAGATTCAAATAGTACGATGATGGCTGTCGGGTCAACCATGCAAACTGCTGGGAAATCAATGACAAAACTTCTTACAGTTCCCATTCTGGGTGCAGGAATAGCTGCTGCTAAGATCGGTGGCGACTTTGAAGAACAAATGAGTCGAGTAAAGGCGATATCTGGTGCTACAGGCAGTTCATTCGATCAGTTAAAGCAACAAGCAATTGATTTAGGCGCTAAGACTGCTTTCAGTGCGAAAGAGTCTGCTGCTGGTATGGAAAACTTGGCATCTGCTGGTTTTGATGCAAATGAAATCATGTCTGCCATGCCAGGGTTGCTTGACTTAGCAGCAGTTTCGGGTGGTGATGTCGCACTGGCATCTGAAAATGCAGCAACTGCACTGAGAGGATTTGGATTGGACGCTAGTAAAGCTGGACATGTAGCCGATGTGTTTGCTCGGGCAGCAGCTGACACTAATGCGGAGGTCGCTGACATGGGGGAAGCAATGAAATATATTGCGCCAGTCGCAAATGCAATGGGCATTTCACTTGAGGAATCTGCCGCAGCGATAGGTATCATGTCTGATGCCGGCATTAAAGGATCACAAGCAGGTACATCTTTACGTGGGGCTTTGTCTAGACTGGCAAAACCTACAGATCCAATGATCGCCAAAATGGAAGAACTAGGATTGAGTTTTTATGATGCTGAAGGAAATATGAAATCATTAAAAGATCAAATAGGGATGCTTCAACATGCGTTTAAAGGATTAACGCCGGAACAACAACAAAATGCCTTAGTAACCTTATATGGTCAAGAATCTCTTTCAGGAATGATGGCGCTGATTGACAAAGGACCGGATTCATTAGGGAAACTTACAAATTCTTTGAAGGACTCTAATGGCGCTGCTGATGAAATGGCTCGAACAATGCAAGATAATATGAACTCATCAATAGAACAAATGTTAGGAGCATTTGAATCTGCGGCAATTGTAATTCAAGGTATTATCGCTCCAGCAATTCGCGGAGTAGCCGATACAATCGGAGGATTGGTGCAAAAATTTGTTGATGCTCCTGAGCCAATTCAAAAGATGGTTTTAGTAATAGCTGGCTTAGTTGCAGCGATCGGGCCTCTCCTTTTTATCGGTGGCTCTATGCTTGTGTGGTTTGCAAAACTTAAGGTAGCTGTTGGATTTTTATCAACATCATTTCCAGCTTTGGGAGGCGTATTTACTGCGTTAACGGGGCCTGTCGGGATAATTATTGGAATCATAGCTTTGTTAGTAGGCGCATTTATATTGGCGTGGAATACGAGTGAAGGATTTAGAAATGCAGTTACTGCTATTTGGGAATCGATAAAAAATACAATTTCTTTCGCTGTTCAAACTGTATCAAACACGATTCAGCGAATTTTCGGAGGGGTCGTTGCTTGGTGGAAAGCAAATAACGAGGAAATCGCAGCCGCAGTAGATGCTATTTGGAATGGAAAAATCGGACAATTTATTCGAAATGCTATGGGTGTGATCCAAGGTGTTATTGTAGGTGTTTGGACTGCTATCAAAGGTATTACGGAAGGTATATGGACAGCTATTTCGGGCGTGATTGAAGGGGCTTTGCGTGTGATTCAAGGTTTAATCAAATTTGTTCTCGGAGTGCTTTCTGGAGATTGGTCTATGGCTTGGGAAGGTATGATGGAAGCGGCCTCTGGCATCCTGTATGGTTTGGGTGGATTAGTCGTTGGAGCGTTAGAAGCTGTAATCGGTGTAGTGAAAGGTTTCTTTTCTATTTTCAAAAACGCTGGTTGGAATTTGGTCAAGATGATTGCTGATGGAATTTGGTCGGCAATAAGTTTGCCGGTGAAGGCGATAAGTGCAGTAGTATCAAAAGTGCGACGGTATTTACCATTTTCACCAGCAAAAGAGGGGCCACTAAGCGATCTAGATCGATTGAATTTTGGCGGAACTATTTCAACAGGAATTTATTCTGGACAAAGCGAAATAAATCGAGCTATGGCTTCTGTAATGGATATCCCCGCGCTGAGCAACTTGAATGCTAGTTTAGGAGTGAAACATTCTGTTACAACAAGAAATGAGAATCGAACTAACAAACAACCGGCAACGTTCAACATCCGTTTAGGCAACCAACAATTCAAAGCCTTCGTGGATGATATCTCACAAGCGCAAGGCCAAGAAAGAGAAATTAATTTAGAATTTTAGAAGGAGGATGACACGTGCAAGAATGGGATAACCCGATGTATCATTTTAGAGACACAATAAAAAGTTCTGATTACGATTCGTGGATTCCGACTTCTGCGATGATTTATGACAGTGTCATGTTTGAAAAAATTCTTCCCGGGTATCAAACACTTTACGTTGAAGGTCGGGAAATGTTGTCGTTAGATATTGAATCAGAGAAAAAGAACGTAGGAGTTCATATATCTTCGCAACGCTTGCCTGAACGTATATTGACAGTGTTCTACAAATTGACAGAAGTTAATTCAGTTGAATTTCAGCGAAGCTTCAAAAAACTGATGGGGCTACTGTACCGGCAAAAAGATGTCGAGATTCATTTTAATGATGAGCTCGACACTTTTTATTTTGGTCGATATTCTGCGACGGATAAAGTTCCTGGAAATACAAATAGCATCTCTTCTAGTTTTACTATCACTTGTTCAGATCCTCGAAAATATACTAAAGTCTTTGAGACAAACGGAGAAATATTTGAGTATTTGCCGTATGAGGTAACGCCAGATTCAATCAGTTTTACAGCGACAAAGGATAGCTCAGTTCGAATCACTAATGGTCGACAGACAATCAGTATTTCAAATTCAGCTATCAAAAAGGGTGATAAAGTCGAACTGTTAATCAATGAAGGAAAAGTTTTAGTGAATGGCGAGAACAAGACGCGTATCCTTGATTTGACTAGTCCGTTTAAAGGTTTCAAAGTAAAAACAGGAGATGTGATCAAAAGTGACAACGGAAATCCTCTTGTCCGATTCAGAGGTGCGTGGTTATGATGATGAATAAGGATGTTTATTTCTTTGATGACAATCAAAAGCTTATAAAGATAATCAGTGATGAAAAACTCTTCTCGGTGGTTCAAGAAAAAGAGATCACACCAAATAAGGATGAGTTAATCAATGATAAGTTATCAGTAAGTACAGAATTTGATAAGGAAATTAAAGAATCAGTATATATGGCGGTTCGCGAAAGCGAGTCGTCTTTTTCTATGTACAAAATAGTAGGAACTGCTGATCCTGGCACATTGTTAATTTTTACTGGTGTCAACTTTGGACCGGATGAACTGGACGCATATATTATCAACGATATTCGACCTGCAAATGAGTTTTTTCAAAAAACTATACAGAGAGTTATGGACTTTACTTTAGGAGAATGGAGAGTCGGTCATTTAGATTCAACTTTACCAGCCGTTTCTATGACGTTCTATTACTGTAGTATCCGCGAAGCTTTAAAAAATCTTCAAACGCTTGGTTGTGAGATCGTTTTTCGATGTAACTTAACCGGAGAAGGGATCACAGACAAGTGGATCGAGGTTTATAAGCAGATTGGTGAATACAGCAACGAACGTTACGAATACGGTGATAAGGCTCTAACCATCGAAAAGGAAGTGGACCGCAGCAACATCTACACCTCTTTGATCGGTCGAGGTCGTGGGGAAGAAGTTGGTGATGGCTATGGTCGTCGTATTGAATTTGATCAAGTGTATTGGTCGAAGTCGAAAGGCGATCCATTAGACAAACCAACTAACCAGATAAATTTGGAAATTCCTGAAATGACTGAAAAATATGGTATTCCAACGAAAGACGGAAAACGTCGCAAGCGTGAAAAAGTCGTCATCTTTGAGGACTGCGAAGATCCTATTGAGTTGATCCGGCTCACATATCAAGAGTTGGTTAATTGTTCGCGGCCGTTAGTCCAGTTTAAGGCAACTATTTTTGGACCAGACAGTTTAGGGAACATCATTCGTATCCATCGAGACGATCGTGGCTATCATTATGAGACTCGAATTTTTAGTGTGAAAATTGACCGTTTAACGGGAAAGGTCGAGACAGGACTGGGCGATAACTTGAATACTTCATCCACTCGCCAAGCTTCAAACACTCAAAACTCGTTGCAGACTCTTGACGACAAAAAGATGACCTTTTATGAGTCCACTGAGGTATCTAAGTGGCAAAGCGATATTATTCGCGGTGCTAAAGGCGGGTCGATCGTCATGATGAATCCAGAAGATACCGGGAAAGGAACTTCACGCCAGCCTTACCAAATGGTCTGGATGAATGGCGATTCGATTGATACCTCAAATCATTTTCTCGTGGCAAACTCAGAGGGAATTGGTTTTATCGACGGAGATTTCAATGAGTCAAACTTTAAAACAGCTTGGACGATTGATGGTAATTTCAACGCGAATTATATTCAATCAGGGCGCATTCGAGCTGATATTTTCGAAACATCATTTAATGCATATGGAGATCAACTCAAATTAGTAGCAGGTGCATTGCAGGCCGTCAATAATAATAAAAAGCTGATGGAATTAACCAAAAGTGGATTAGAGTTTTGGGGGTCAACTGGTAATCGAATTGGCGTTATGGGTGTCGTGACAGAGGCTAACAATCCTTTTCCCAGCTATGCGATTGTTGACCCGTTAAATAATATGCTGATTCGCACATTTGGTAAAGATATCCTTTTTGCTACTGATAACGACAAAGGGATGTTCCTGAGGCGTGATGGTAAGTTACTTCTATACTATGGCACGGATTCTTATAAAGATGATAAAGGCATGGCGGGTAATTTCTACGGTAATGTATTGATCTCTGAGAACTTGGAAATTAAGGGCAAGTTAACTCTAAATGGTCGGGAGGTATTTCCCGGGCAAGGCGGTGGATCATCTGGTTCCGACGGTGGCCAAGGCAATAACTGGAATGGTCAATATCCACCGGAAGTGCAAACCAGTGCTGAGAAGTTCGCATGGCAAGCGTGGGTAACACTTTTGAGTTTAGGATATTCAAAGGCTGCTGCTGCCGGTATTTTAGGAAATATCAATGGCGAGGCTGGTCCTTCGATGAATCCCGATATTGATCAGATCGGTGGTCCCGCTTACGGTGCAATTCAGTTTGATGGGTCGAGGTATCCCATTGCCGGTGTACCGGCGACTTCTATCGGTCGCGACTATGTTCAAAGTTTGATGAAAGTTGCCGGAATTACAGACGACTATCGTCAAATGGCGCCGCAAATGAAGTTGGTCAATTGGGCTAATTCTAATGGACAATGGATTGGGGCGGTTTCGCCAACCACAGTAGCTG